TGTAGAACGTAGTATCATTTTTAGCAATGTCTTGAATTATACGTGCAGCAGGATAAACCTGACCAACATATAAATCTCTTGCCTTACTTACTACTACACCATCAATAAATTTATCATTCCTTTGTTTAGACCAAGAAATTGGTCTCAGAGGTGTTTTAGATGAACTAATTCCTGCACCTCTGTATAGAGTAGTCTGAATAGTATCTCTAGAAACAATTTCTCTAACAATACGTTCATCCTGACCTGCTTCTGGATTACTGTCTACCTGAATAATATCACCAGTTTTCAAACTAGGAACAGCAGTCAAAGTTCCTACATCACTATCAGTACCCCTATAGAATAATATTTGAAGTTTAGCACCTTCTTTAGGTGGTTCTGTAAATGCTATTTGAGTACCACCACTATAAGTATATGATTTACCTGGTTCTTGAAGAACATCGTCTAAGAATATCAAAAGACTATTTTGTATGATAACAGGAATACCAATATCTTTTTCAAAACTAATAGCTGCTCCATCTTCGGTTAAAGTAAATACTGTTCTAGCACCATCAAAGTCACCTGAAAAATCATCTAAAATTTGTAGTTTACCTAACACCCATCCAGAGAATTCATCATCCATAGTATACTTAACTTTGAATGAGGTTGGTAAGAATGCTGCACCAGCAAACTTATAATCATTTCTTTGATTTACTGGAGGCATTCCAACATCTATAGAAACTGTTGTAGTACCAACTCCAACAATAGCAGTACTTATACCAGAAACAGGATCTGTTGATCTTGGATACTTATGAAGTGTTGAATAAGTATCTTGCGAACATGTAAATCCAATACATTCATTTTTCAAACTCACGCCCATACCAACTGTCAAAGTATGAATACCAATAGCAGCAGTTAGTATTCCAACATTTGCATTATATTCTGCATGATAAATTTTATATTCGTCACCACTAGCAACATCTATAAATCCTTTTTCAATAAGAGTTGGATCAGTATTGATACCACTGATAGTTAGATTTTCACCTTCACTATATCCATATCCAACATTAGTCAACTCAAAACCTTTCATCTGAGTGAGTTGGTTTGCATCTAAAGCAACTGATGCTCCTATACCTGTCAAAGCACTTACTAATGCAACATCATCATATCCAATAGGAGAATCAAATTGAACGTCAGTTGGTTTATTGATAACACCACCACTACCATATGTTGTTGCAACTGTATGTACACCTACATTTACAGAGAACTTTCTTACACTTGGTACAATCTCAACAACTCTTGCTCCTTGATAACCAACTTCATCTGGGAATGGGAATGAATATGTTGAACTACCATCACTCATATTGATACCACGCAATACAACCCTATCACCAACTGCTAAGTTGTGATTAGCAGATGTTGTTACAGTCATGATACCTGAGTTTATATCATGAATTGCATTTGATACTGACTTATAATAATAACCAGAACCACTATCAGTTATATCAATAGTCTTTATATGTCCGACTTCAGTTGTAAATGTACCAGCAGCACCTGTAGTTGCACCACCACCTAATACTTTGAATTTGTAGATAGTTTCATTGTTATTTCTATATCCACTACCAGTAAAACCCATACCAATACTTGATATAACTCCTGATGAGTTAATTGCAGCAGTACCAACACCAACAACTCTTGGTTGATATCCATATCCCTTTTCCCATTCGTCAATACGTGTAATAATACCTTTTCTAGGTAAATTATTAGAGTTTACGTCAGAGGTACTATATGTTTCTGATTGATCAGAATTTTCATTACCAGTAAATGTTATGGTAGTAATACCAGTTGAAGCATCACCATCTAAATTATAATCTATACCTGGTCTTTGAAAAACATTGTTTATCAATATAGGACCAAAATCAGTAGATAGTCCAGTGGTATTAACACCTGAACTCTTTATTGTAAACGTCTTACCTATTCCAGTAAAATCTGCAGATATATCATCTAAAATAACATTATCATGATAATCTGATCTAGTGAAAACTCTACCTTGAAATGAACTGCCGTCAGTAGCATCAGAAAGCACTATTTTATGAGTTCCAATACCAGCAGTTGTTAGGTCAATAGCATCCCCAGATAAAGCTTTTCCTCTATCATCTGCAAATGAGAAGTTATTTGCAGAATTTTTGATAATGAAATATTCTTGGTTTTCTTCTAATGGTCTTGGTGGATCAAGGGTTCTGAGTTTTACTTTCGTACCAGATTCTAAACTATCTGAAAGCAAGTTGAATGAGTTTAATGATACATCTATGGTTTCAGATGATATTCCTATTTCTTCTCTATTACCACCGTAAGGTACATCTGAAAAGAAAATTCTATCATTTATGATATTATAATCACCACCTAATAAATGTATACTGTCACCAATTTGATGAGCAAATTGATTTGTACCCATCCATGCACGATCAACTAAAACTTTATTGGGAACACCATCTATCCCAATAATTTGAATACGCATTATCTCATCATTAACTTTTATCAAATCATATCTACTAAAATTACCTGCATCCGCAAAAACAATTTTAGTACCAATTATATTATTTTGACAAGTAGTAACAGTAGTTGGAATGTTATAAATTGGAGATTGAATAACATTGTCTATTGCAATCAAACATTTAGTATTTTGTTTTTCCGAAAGAAATCTATGAGTAGTACCTATTCCAACAGTAGTCAATCCTATAGGTAAATTATTAGCAGCATTTGCAGCACTAATTGCAACTTGAAATTTATCTTCAGTAACTTCAATTGCATATAATTGTATTGGTAATGTAGTTGCAGCCCCAACACCATTTACACCATGTTGTATACCAACCGCAGTACCATTGGTTGCATCATAAACAATAGGTTCACCAGTTCTAAAGTAATGATTGTTCATTACAAACTGATCTTCAGAAACATCTACTACTGCAGAATCACTAGCATCAAAAGTCTTGGCAAAAACAGGTACACCTCTATGAGTCAAATTGAATGACTGCTGAAAGGTTTCTGTTGCCTTACCAAATTGCTTATTTACAGATGCTAACTTAAACATTTATAAGTCTTTTGAGATATTTAGAAGCCAACCTCAGTGTTACTTGAGAGTGCGTCTGGTTTGTCTATTCTTAATTCAGCAACTCTAACAATGTATGCTTTGTTAGGTGCTGGTGTAAATTTCACTTGGGTATTATTTCCAGAAGCAACAACCTCGGTTGCACGAACATCTCTTTGTGGATTTGGAACATCGTTGTTTGCACCAATAGTTGAGATACCCGTGGCAGTTGATAAGTTATTGAACTTACTGTAGTTTACAGTACCCTCATAATTATTTGCTGTGACTTGATAATACGAATATGCATTATCTGTAGTATTTTCTACTTCAATTGAATACTTAGATGTAGCAAAGGTTTCTGAATCTTTTTCAGATATTACAACAGCAGTAGGAGATGCTGCAGCAGCAATTTCAGTTCTTCTAGAATTCAATTCAGTATCACCAATCCTATATCTTGTAGTAGTAAATCCACTATAAGATACGTGAGTATCAACTCCAACTAAAGAGGTTATTGTAGAGACTGTGACTCCTATACCTGCAACAGGAGTATATTCTAATCTAATAACACTACTAGCATGGTTTACTGCAAATGTTCCTAGGTTAGTTCCAGAATCCATTTGACCAAAATTACTATAATCACATGCAATTGTTCCTGATGCTAGGAATGTAAATTCGTCAATTTCTTTTTCATTTGGTCCCTCTGCAGCAATAACAACACTACCAGACCTAAACTTAGTACTGTCTATTTCATAGAGTACTTGTACTGATGGAGAACCTGATGCAGAAATAGCTGATGTCATACCAACTTTTTGTATTAGACCAGCAGCAGTGGTTCCTACACCAACAGCATCTGGAAGCACTTCTTTGAAGAAAGTAATATCAACCTCGTGATCAGGATTGGCAGGTGAAAAACTAACGCTGAGAATACCACCTTCCGTAGTAGCATTGAATTCTCCTAGATCGAAGGAATCTGATAATTCAGCATATGTGTTCAAAAATGCTTCGCTTTGGTCATGAGTTACAACAAACTCAGTGTATTGAATAGCATTATATGTTATACCTAATGAAGTATCCAATACTACCTGTGCATAATATTTGACTGCTGAAGTTTCGTTCATATCAAAACGATCTAGTTCAAGAGATCTGAATATATTTGGATCGGTATAGAAGTCAGAACTTATATCATCCAAATTCAAAACTCTATTACCCTTACATTGAAGTGCCTCACCAAATCTTTTAGAAGTGAAATTGATTTGCTTACTAGAAGTTCCAGTAGGATTAGTATTCTCTGAAATAAGATCCCAACTATCTCTTTTTTCTAAGTCGATATAATTATCAATCATCACAACACCACCAGTAGCAGTAGTTACACCTGGAGATACTGTAGATTGCTGTACTGTAGGTACAGAAGGAATCAATAAATCAGAATGCTTTTTAAATCCTCCAATATGTGCTAATGAATCAACTGGTTCTCCCCAAGAAGAAATACCAACTTGAGATTTCAACGAATATGCAAAATGCTGATAATAATCATTATCTTGTAATCTTTGATAGAAGTCCGATAATTTACCACTATCACCTTCCCATCCAAATCTTCTAGAAATTGTACTATCAATTTCAAAGTTTCCAGTAAATGATTCCATAGAATCAATAGTACCAGAAGAACGAGATAGTTCACCAATTATCTTATCACCAGTATCAAATCCAACTAAACTATCAACACGTAAGACATTTATTGATTTTCCTTCACCTGCAATCAATCTTGCCTGTGCATTATTATTTCCTATGATAGCTTCATTGTTATTGAACACTCCTTGTTTTAGGTTCAATTTGAATTTAGCAATATCTTTGATGTTTGTTACTGTTCCAAACTTATTGAAATCATCAAATCCCAACGCTTCATCAGGTTGATAAGATATTGTTGCTTGATTAGGTTGTCCGTAATTCGTAGTAACACCAGTTATAGTAAATGTCTGGTACTTATGATCTGCTGAATTATATCCCTTACCAGAACTAACACCTACGTTCTCAACAAAAATTTCATCTCCAACAGTAAATGGCATTGGGAATGTTGTAGTAAACCCTGCTGGAGGAGTTTGTAATCTAAGAGTTGCATTTGGGTTAGAATAGGTAGCAGTAATAATACCAACACCATTTGTATTATCTACAGCAATCAATTCATTATCAGAACTGCTCAAGTTACCGCCACCATTAACAACAGTAACCTTTTTGACACCAGCACCATCTAGTTCTGCTAAAAACTCAACATCAGAAATTACTTTATCAGATTTTCTATTGTAAACTACAAAGTTTGGAGGTGAAAGATAATTTGTACCTACAGAAGAGACCCCAACACTTTCTATACTAAAGTTATCTTTCAATCTAATAATACTTGGTACTATTGCAGATGGATTCAAAGTAGGATCTGAAGGATAATCAAAACCATACTCAACCAGATCAATTTTATCAATAAGACCTATGCTACTACCAGAAACTTTGATTGCACCAGCATTACCAGTTGTAGATGCAATAGAAACTTCAGGAATATCTTTATAAGAAGTACCACCTGATGTTAATAATGCTTTTCCTAATCCTCCACGTTGTGCTGTAGAATCAGTTGTATATGTAATAACAGCATCTGTGGTATATCCAACTCTTTCTGGAATATTCTTTAGATTATATTCAAATGTATTATCTGTTGTAGTAGTGATACCAAATCTACCGCTAAATTTACTATTCTCAACAATTATCTTAGAATAATCTGTAATATTCTTATTACATTCTATTACCTTAGTATCACCAATAGATTTGAACGCATAATATAATATATTAGGAACTTGTGGCGTAAAATGAACCTCAGTCTTAGAGTTTGCATTACCTGGTATACTTGTGGTCTCTATTTCAATTGCAGATACCCCAGAACCAACAAATTCTTTTTTGAATAATTTATCCCTATAAAAACATATTTTAGTATCTTCTAAGGATGGATCTGATGTATCAAATCTAAGTTTATCTCCCTTTACTACATTGATTGGTGGGTTTACAGACTTAGCTGCACCGACACTCACATTTGATAGATTGATAAATCTAGATCCTGAATCATACGTTGCATATAAGGCACTAGTAGCAGCAGATACCACATTTACATCAACCATATCAAATTTCTTCATACTATGAACACCAACAGTAGTACCAATAACATCTACTACTCTTAAATTACCTGTAATATTAGATCTATTGGTAGTGAAAGTATGAGTATTACCTATACCAACGTTTCCAGTATACATTACACGTTGCAAGTCTGATGATATACCAGTTCTTGTAGTTACTAGTCCCACAAGATTATTATCAATAATTTGAACAAATACACTTTCTGGTAATGGTGCTGTAAACGAGGTATTCACCCTCTTCATAGCATCAGTTTGATATGTTAAGGATGTACCAGCACCAGGACTATAAGTTAGTAGTTCTCCATTTTTAAGTCCATGATCAGGAAGATATATTGACCTAGTTGGAATAAACTTATCACCTGTAGGTGTGGATACAGTAGTACCAATGCCTACACCAAATGTAGTTCCAGTACCAACTATAGTAGCAGCATCAAAATAAAGTTCTAATTCTTCTGATGAAGGTAACTTTTGAAGGGCTTCTAATTGATATGTAAATCTTCTTTCTAATCTTTCAATTGGTGTAGTAGCAGTATGTGCTGCAGCAACAGTACCATTCTGTGCTCTTAGGAAAGTAACTTTATTAGTTGTTGCATCTAATCGAATTACTTTTAGTTGCTCATTTTCTATTGCAACAAAATCATTGATAGAAAATATTTGTTTATCTCTAATATCGAATATATTATCAGTCAAAGTAACAGAAGTAGTCAACCCTAAAGAAAGCATGTCTGTAGAAAGACCAGAGTTTACAGTAGCTACTCTTATTTGTGGTTTTACTTCAAAATTAGTATAATCTGAATTGTTTATATTATAAACCTCTACGATAGATCTATCAGGTATTTGATGTGGTAAGGTAGTAAGACCTACTACAGTAGTTCCAGAAGAACTATATTTTACATTTTCAAATTCTCTAATTCTACTTGTAATAGAAGAAAGTCCAGGTCCAGTAACTTCTATCAATTCTCCAATCGCACCAAATCCTTGAGTATTTGAATTATCAAATACCAACTTATCACCAACATTATATTCAAAACCTTCTATTACAACATCTACAGACTCTAAAGATCCAGATTTAACATTAGTAATTTTAGAGTTTATATTTGTATTTTTACCAGAATTAGTTACAAAAGTATATTCGGAAATATTATATGGTTCCGTATTCCTAGTATATAAATCAGGAGCAATATCTTGATTAGATTGGTAATCTAAATTGAAACTGCTTGGTTCAGAATGATACGTATCTCCAACTACATATGGGAAAACAGGTTTTCTTGCACCATCAAAAGGATCTAATGGGTTTTGTGTAGTCTGCTCCTCAACAGTAGAATAGTATGCATATATCCCATTAGGATAATCTGGAGTAACCGCAAACCTACCATTATGCTCATCTAAATCACCATAACCTTCAATATACTTGAAGTCTTCTACAAAGAAACCAGATGGATACTTGGATAAAGAAGGACCATCTAATCTAGCAACATCAGAAATTTTAGAGTAACTAGATTGAAGATATTTTACTTGACCACCTACAATACCAACTGGTCCATATATTGGATGACCATCGTATGCCCACCCAATAATAGGAGAATGTTCTGCACCATCATCACCTAAGTAATCCCTTAGTTTTCTTGGTACGTAATAATTTACATATGGATTTCCTAAATTAACATCTGTCGATACCTCTAAGAATCCATCATCATCTTTTACATCTCCATATTTTACTAACTTATCAACTTGATTGACTGTCCATTCTTTTATATTTCCAGATAAAATTGCATTTTTACCAGGTGTTTTTAGACTTATAGTAGTATCTGTAATAGTGTATCCAATACCTGCATTGATAATATCAATCTTAGTAACAGATCCATTTTCTATAGTTGCTTGTGCTTTAGCACCAACACCACTACCTTTTATAATAACATCAGGAACACTGAAAAATTGTTCTCCACCAGATTGAATAATAACTTGATCAATCTTACCATTTTCAATCATTGGACGAATATATGCCTTGTCACCTTCTACAATTTTAACATCTGGTTTAAATATATCGTTTATAACAGTAGATCCAAAATCAGTACCAGCGTTCTCAATATGAATTCCAGTCAAATGTCCTCTAACAACTGGAGTTGCAGTAGCATTATCTGTAGTAATTCCCTGTCTACCACTTATAACTACAGAAATTGGTGGATCTTGGAAAGTATGTACACCAGACCCAGTAGTTGTAAATCCAATAAAAGTTTTATAAGTTTTATCTAAAGTTACCCTAAAATTATCATCATCAATCTTTATTGCACAATATTCAGTGCCACTTGTCAAACCACCAATTACATCATCAGCACTATACTTTACTAAATCTCCAGTCGAGAAACCATGACTTTTAATATTTACAGTATCTGTAAATGTATTGATACCTGCTATTTTTGTAGTATTTGTTCTATTCTTGAAAAGACCAGCATTAGTTACAACAATCTTATCAACTTTATGTCTTCTATCCTTACTAGTAAACTTATGAACACCACCACCATTGGTAGTAAGATCTAGTGTTCCGATACCAGCAAGTGCATCTGCCTGAGTATCAGAAATATGCATCTCCCAGTCATTTAGTTTGACTACGTAATATGGAGAACCTTTTACTAAATTACCTGGTGTTGTTCCTATACCAATAGGACTTGTGTCTGAAGTGTCGTATATTATTTCTTCACCATGCTTGAATCCATGAGGTTCTGGGAATACAAACCTATCAGTCAATGTATTGACAATACTTCCTTGAGTTGTACTATCAAAACTAGTTTCCTGATGAACAATCTTCATCTGAGCAAAAGCACTAGAAGTCGTATCATTACCACCAATAAGAGAAACGTTAGGGGTTTCTAAGTAATCTAGTCCTGAAGTATTCAGATCTATGTTCTTTAAAGAACCTTCTACATGAGCAATAGCGGAACATCCTGTTCCAGTATGTCCAGTTTGTGTAACTGATAATCTAGGAGAATTAACAAGATCATAATCTTCTCCAGAATTTAAAATATCAATAGATTGTATGGGACCGTAAAAAACTTTATCAGTTGCTTTATATGAATAAAGTTCTACACCGTTTGCAAATAATCCAACTCCACCCTGAACAGTTTTTATCTTATTTTCACTAAACTCAGGAGAATCAAATTTTCTAAGTAACTTTTGTGCTCCTAAGTTACTATTTGCAACAACTTCTGGTGTTAGAGTATGACTAGTTACACTTGCTATATCTGTTGCAGTAAATGCATCAATATAACGAGCATTACGAACGTTTTCTAACGAATATGCTAATGCAACCTTATTTGCATCTATTTTCTTGAGATAATATGGTTGACCTTCTTCAAGATTGGTTAGTGTACCTATACCAGTAGCAGTATTATAAACAACCAACTCACCATCATGAAAATTGTGATCTATAACTTCAATAGTCGATCCTGCCACATTTAGGCTAGAAATAAATGTTCTTTTTCTTATTTGAGGATCAATACTCCAATGAGGTAAACTATTAGAAGCAGTATAAACACAATTATTATTATCACTATAGGTATTCTGTATGTCTGCAGTATATCCATCAACAGTTGTTTTTATTTTTCTTCTAATAAAATACGTTCTAGATGAATCTAGTTGTCCTGTACTTACAACTATTTGTTTATTTGTAGGAAGACTACTAACCGTGCCTTCTTGAACATTATCATCATCATCAACAACATCAAGTGTATCTCCAACATAAAAAGTATGCTCATTAACTAAATCAAGTTTATAACTTTGACCACCTAAATGATTCCATCCTAATATATTGTGGTGTGCAGCAGTATTGTATATCCAAGATGAGAATCTAAGATCTTTTTCTTCAATACCTAATGTTTTTACATTTACAACAGCATTTCTTTGTTGATTATTTGCATTACCAACAAACTTATTAATAACACCCAAAACATTCATTCTTACTGGTTTAGTAAGATCACCTTCTTCATATGAATATGCTTCTAATCCAGATCTAACAGTAGATCCAATACCACATGCTGAACTAAGACTTGATATACCAAGAAACTGTGTGTAATTCTTATCAGTATAATCAAAAAATCTATTTTCAAACTTTATAGTTCCTGTAGACCCAAATCCAACCGTTGAATCAACACTCAATATTGTTTCACCAATACCAGCAGTTTTAGTTACAAAAGTTTTACCAATTTGTCTAAATTTACCTACAAGACTAGTTTGATCTATAGAAACCTTATAATATTTTTTATTATCAATAATAGTACGTTCAACACTGTAAATTGAACCACTTGTCTCTATTGGAGTTGTATCTTGAACTAAAGTTTCACCTTGAAGTTTCTCAGGATCACCCTCAAGAGATTCACAAATCAATACATCATTGACAATATAGTCAGCAGCAGATGGTTTTAGAATATATTGTGAAGGTTGAATCATCTCAACCTTTTCATCATATAATGCTTTGAATAATATCTTAAATGCTTCTTCTGTTCCTTTTGACTTATAAAAATCTTTTGCCTGTCTAATAAAATTAGACTGATCAACCTTATCGTTTATATTTCTTTCTGAAAAACCTGGTAAAATCTGCTTCTTTAGATTTTTGAAAAAAGTCTGTAAGAAAACATTACTTAGATTATGAACCTTAGAATCTACAGCATGAGTTCCTACTCCAGTATTACTAAAAGTTAGATATTCTGGTTGATTTGTTTTTGAATTATTTTCAATACCACTAAATCCACGAACACAACCAGTAAATGAAGTAGTTCCTATACCAGTATATGTAATAATCTCATCATCAATTTTTAATAATCCCCATTTATCTGGCCAACCACTAGTAGAGTCAACGTAAATTGTATCTTCAAATCCACTTATGTACGTAGAAACCGATGTAAACCCAGTTAGATTTGTCTTATTGGCAAAATCAAGACCCTTATACTCAACTAAATTATCAGCAATATCAATAGAACCACCTTGAAACTCTTGAGAAATATAAAATTGTTTTATAAAGTCTCCAAAAAGAGGATTTTCAGAGTTAATATACTCAGGTATCTGACTCTGAACAAGTTCATTAACTTGTACTTTAGTAAAAGATGTGGTTATCATTAATATGAACTACTTGTAGTTGTTGTTTGTGTTGATGATGTAGTTGCTGCAACAGGTACTGTTGGTACTGATGATCTTCCAGAAGAATTGGAGATAATAGCAGTGCCTCGTACCTTAGATCCACCTGTTTGATAACTAGATTGAATATTAAATCTAGTTCCAGAAGTATTTTCACCAGAAGATATAGAATCTCTTCTCATATAAAAATTACTCTTATTTACAGCAAATTGAAGATAGAGTTCATTTCTTGCTAAAACATCATTTGAATCTGGAACTGCTTGAACTTCAATAATATTATTAGTCAGTGTTGTAGAAGTTATATTCACAGTATCTATAATGATTTCTCCTTTCTCATAATCAACAGTTCCGAAGTTATTATCAAGAACATTTATTGTATCATCAGTAAGAATTTGGAATAAGAATAACTTACCCTTCTTATGATCAATCTTTTCATCAGTAAAATAGCATGTACCAGATATTCCTCTTACACCAAATCCTGTAGATTTGATATTGTAATTAGTTTCGTTGCAATAAAAAGAATTCAAAAAACACAATTCATACTGCGTAAATTGATTCACTTTTGCTAATAAATTCCTTCTTATTCTTACATTGGTAATATTAGATGTTATGGAGTTATTAACATTATCAATCAGCGAAACAATTTTACTGTATTTGAACCTACCACCAAATTTATTCAACTCTGTTCCAGATGCAAACTGAGTCAAAGAATTTACAACACTACTTTTTACAGTATCTGGATCACCTGCAAAGTTTGGGTTATAGTAAACGTAACTATCAACTTCAACATAGATAAATTTCAAGTCTACAAAAGTAGGTACAATTCCAGCAACAGAATAACTTTTTAAAGATGCTAATATTTCTTTCTTAGTAAAGTTGGATAAGAAAGAACCATTCTTAGGTTTTGCTGCAATATAAACCCTACCATATTGAGGTGGGTCTAATTCTTCACCACCATAAGCACTTACAGACTCAATATTTGGATAAACAGAAGGAACAATTGATTCATAATCACTAGCAGTTACTGCTCTATGTTGTGATGAATATAACCTTGGAGCATAATACCTAACACTGTTAGTTGGTTCTATATTGTCACCATTTTGAGATGGTGTTTGTGGAGTAAATATTGTAACATACCCATCTAACAATGCAGAATTTGAATCTCTAAGTGTTCCTGCAAATTTGAACTCTTGTGCTCCATTTCCAGCAGAACCTTCAGTTTTGATATAGCTTACATTAACAATATTACCAGAATCTAACTTCTTACCGAATACATTATCACCAAATAATAATTCATATTTCTCATCAGTAGTCTCTTGAATTAGATATATGTTAGATGTTGATGTAATACCTAAAATATTATCTACTAACTTATATTCTACTTGAGTGCTACTACTAGCGTTTTCTCTTACCTTTACGATTATAGTAGAAGTGTCTATACTGTCATTAGGTAAAATATATCTCTGACTATCACTTCCATCTACTATAAAACCTGCTTGTAGATATTGCCCTTGAAAAACTTCTATTGTACCTTCAGATTCTCCATTTGTAGCAGTTCCAGTAACTGTTTCGGGTATTGAAAATATATATTGAGATCCAGATACTTCTCCATTGGCAATTACACCAGGTGTGAATGATATTGTTTCTA